GTAATGTTATTAAAAACCAGTCAGCTTATATTTGGGCCAAAGGTGCAACCAATCTAGCAGCTAGTACAACTGCAGCTACATCAACAGCACTAACTACAGACAACGCAACTTACGATTCACTTAAATTAGGTGTCGACTCTGCGGCAGAAGGAAGTATGTCTTTAGCTGATATTTCAGCAGGATATGATTTCTTTAAGTCAGCAGAAGATGTAGACATCAGCTTAATCCTTCAAGGTAAAGCATTAGGTGGAACAGCAGATTCAGGCGTAGCAAAATACATTATCGATAACATTTGCGAAAGCAGAAAAGATTGTGTACTATTTGCTTCACCAGCTAAAGCTGATGTTGTTAGCAACATAGGCGGAGAAAGAGACGCAATTATAGCATTCAGGAATGCTTTAACAAATTCATCTTACGCAATATGTGATTCTGGCTACAAATATGCATACGACAAATATAACGACGTATACAGATATGTTCCATTAAACGGAGACATTGCAGGACTAGCAGTGAGATCTGATGAACTAAGAGACGCATGGTTCTCTCCAGCAGGATACAATAGAGGTGGACTCAAGAACGTAGTCAAACTTCCTTACAATCCTAAGAAAGCTGATAGAGACATTTTATATCAAAACGATATAAACCCAGTTGTTACATTCCCTGGACAAGGTACAATCTTGTTTGGTGACAAAACATTACTTGGCAAACCTAGCGCATTCGATAGATTGAATGTACGAAGACTATTCATAGTACTCGAGAAAGCAATATCTACCGCAGCTAAATTCACATTGTTTGAATTTAACGACAGCTTCACTAGAAGTCAATTCAAGAACTTGGTTGAACCATTCTTGAGAGACATCCAAGGAAGAAGAGGTATTCAAGACTTTAAAGTAGTTTGTGACGATACAAACAACACTGGCGAAGTTATTGATAGAAATGAATTCATAGGAGACATCTACATTAAGCCATCACGAAGCATCAACTTCATTCAGTTGAATTTTGTTGCAGTTAGAAGTGGTGTAGAATTCTCTGAGATTGTTGGACAGTTTTAATAAATAGGAATAGGAGAACAAAATGGCTTTTAACATTAATGAAATTAGGTCACAGTTAGCCCTTGGTGGTGCTAGACCGACTCTATTCCAAGTAAATATTACTAACCCTAGCAACTCAGCCGGAGACTTAAAGAGCCCTTTCTTAATAAGAGCTTCACAAGTACCAGCTTCGACTTTAGGATTTATTGAAGTACCATACTTCGGAAGAAAAGTTAAGATTGCAGGCGATAGAACATTTGCGGAATGGAACGTGACAGTAATCAACGACGAGGATTTTCTAATCAGAAACGCCATGGAAGAGTGGATGAATCAAATCAACTCACACCTTGGTAACATTAGAGGGTTTGGATCAGCAGCTGACTTATCATATAAGTCAAGTGCACAAGTCACACAGTTTAGTAAGACAGGCGTACCAATCCGTGAATACACATTCAACGGAATCTTCCCAGTTAATATAACTGAAATGGAAGTTGATTGGAACGCAACTGACGTACTACAAGAATTCCAGGTGACTTTCCAATACGATTGGTGGGAAGTTTCTGGTGGTTCTACAGGCAACGCAGGCGGAAATTAGGAATAAAGGCAACTTAACCGTTGCCTTTACCTTAATTTTAGGGGATAATACTATCTCCTATAAATATATTATGAGGTAAAGCATGGCCGAATTATTTGGATTCGAAATCAAACGAAAGGACACAGACGTAGATCTGGGTTCCTTTGTCCCCAAATCAGAAGACGACGGAGCAGTAGTAGTTGCCGAAGGTGGCGCCTATGGACAATACGTTGATCTTGAACACACATCAAAAACAGAAGGCGAACTCGTTACACGGTATAGGAATATGTCCATGCAACCTGAGTGCGAGAACGCTATTGATGATGTTGTCAATGAATCAATAGTTTACGATCCGGAGTCACACACAGTAGAGTTAGACTTAGACCAAGTTCAGGTCCCAGACAAGATCAAGAAAAACATTCAAGCAGAATTTGATTCTGTGAAAGATCTGTTAGATTTTGAACGACAGTCATATGAAATATTCAGACATTGGTATATCGACGGAAGATTATATTACCATGTAATTATAGATGAGGAGAATCCTGCAAACGGTATTCAAGAACTCAGATATATTGATCCTAGGAAGATCCGAAAGGTAAGGCAAGTTAAGAAAAAGAACAAAGGGACCGGACCTAATAGGATTCAATTACACCAAACAAAACAAGAGTATTACTTATTCAATGAAAAAGGATTTAAGGGTGGGCCAGGAGTTGTTAATCCCGCTCAAGGTACTACACAAGGCTTAAAGATAGCTAAAGATAGTATATTACATTGCACATCTGGTTTAATGAGTGAAGATAATAAAATGGTATTATCACACTTACACAAAGCAATTAAACCTTTAAACCAATTAAGAGTACTTGAAGATGCAACGGTTATATACAGAATATCCAGAGCACCAGAGAGAAGGATATTTTATATTGACGTTGGTAATCTACCAAAGGTAAAGGCTGAACAATACTTGAGAGACATGATGGCCAAGCACAAGAACAGACTTGTGTATGATGCTACAACAGGCGAACTTAGAGACGATCGAAAGTTTATGACCATGTTAGAGGATTATTGGCTACCAAGAAGAGAAGGCGGGAAGGGTACTGAGATAACGACTCTTCCAGCTGGACAAAATTTGGGAGAGATGGACGACGTCCTATACTTCCAAAAGAAACTATACCGAGCATTGAATGTTCCAGTTTCAAGATTAGAACCTGAAACAGGATTTGCTATCGGTAGAGCTTCAGAGATATCAAGAGACGAAATCAAATTCCAAAAGTTTATTGCTAGAATTAGATTAAAGTTTGCAAGAGTTTTTGAAGCTGCTTTAGAAAAACAATTAATTCTTAGAGGTGTAATCACAGCAGATGATTGGCCAATGCTAAGAAGAGAGATGAGATTTGATTTTGTTACCGATTCTCATTTCGCAGAGTTAAAAGAACTAGAAATCTTCAGAGAAAAACTAAGCGCAGTTAATGACGTTGATCCATACTTAGGTAAATACTTCAGTAATCATTGGGTCAAGACTCATGTTCTTAAACAAACTGAAGATCAAATTGAAGAAATGCACGCTGAAATGGAAGCAGATACAGAAGCTGAACAAGAAAAATTGGATCAGATGCCTGCTCAACCTCCGGTAGATGGCGCAGAAAATGGGGAAGTTCCACCTGAACAAGGAAATGGATACCCGGAAGCACCGCCGGAGCAGGTGTAAGATATATAAATAATATAGGAGAATATTATGGCAGATGATGCAACAGCAAGAAAAATAGTTGATTTGGCGATTGATGATAAGCCTAATGCAGCAGGTGATGTATTAAATGACATCATGTTGGACAAGATAGGTAATCAAGTACAGGGCATTAAAGATGATATCTCAAATGATATGTTTGGAAATGTTCCAGTAGAAGCCGAAGAAGGTGATGCAGATATGATCGAGACTCAACCTGAGTTAGATTTAGAACCTAACGAAGAAGAGAGTGAAACATACGAAGCTGATCAAGAAACTATTGAAGAACCAGCTGATGAAATTGAAGGTGATGTGGACGCAGAACAACCTGAGGAATCAGAAGAAGAAAAGGAAGAACAATGAAATCACTTAGACAGATAGTCGAGTTAAAGAAAATTGATTTAGTACCTGATCCAGAAAGTCAAGCTGGAACAGTATCGGACTTTGCTAATCCAAAATCAGAAGCAGAAAAAAGATTTGTTGATAAACATATCTCTAGTATTCAGAAAACGAACCACCCTGCCTATGAAAGCGAAGAAGAGCAAAACAAAGTATTCCAAGGTGCTAATGTATCGAAAGATAGTACACATGACCTAGCAGGTGCGGGCCATTATAAAGATGGTGAAGACGCAGCAGTATACGAAGCAGCAGAAGCTGCTGTAGACTTTGTTAGGGAAAACTTAACAGACGACAACTTACAAAAATTTGACACACTACTTGACGAAGAACCAGAAACCGCTGTAGAGTTTGCTTTAAACACTATAGAAGAAATAGCAGGAGAAGAAGACAATGGCTGAGGTAATCAAGGTCAAAGGATCACAAGCAGCACTATGTGCTAATAACTCTCATGCTTCTGACTTCTCAAGCGCAACGTGCGTAAGAGTCTACAACTCACACACAGCATATTCAAACGTAACAGTACAAACAGCATCCGCTAACAGTACAGTATCTACTGACGCAGTCGTCGTAGGTATGATATCTGTTGGACCAGCTGAGGCTGTATTATTAAGAAAAGATCCAACTGATGAAGTTTGGGGAACAGCAGCCACACTATTAGGTGCAGCTGTAGCAATTC